GGAACAGAACAGGGAGGAACAGAAAATGAAAGATCTTTATGAACACGTTATTATTCAGTTCGCGCATGAGTACCGCATTAAGTGCGAGAGTCCGCTGACAATTGTTCTCTCGCTTATCAACTATGACGTCGTGAGACTCATTGATAAGGGGAGTCATTGGCGCGTGAAGTGTCAGGACAGGATATTCATTGTCAAGACGCCCGGTGTGCTGGGGCTCCGTCTGGCTCTGGTGCAGGCGCTCACGGTTTCCGAAGAAGTGGCTTGTGTCACTGACATTCTTCTGGCGGCGGGGTACACGAAACTTGACCCGCTTCATTTCGAGTGGAGGGTGTTTATGTCCCCTGACGGTTACTGGGTTTCCATCTCTCCCGGCGGTGAAAATGATGATCCCCGCTGTGGGTGGCGCGTTGGCGCGCACGATGAGTCGGTGCGGAGATTTGTGCGTGAGGTTTGCATGGGTGTGAAGGGTTTTGATAATGTTATCTAAAGTTATTGGAGAAGTGGCGGCGTATGGACACGCTAATGTGTCCGATCCGTATGGCGGACCGTATTTGGCTCGTATTAATGTGATAGGCGATAAGATTCGCATGATTCGCATGGCGAACCATAAGGATGTCATGTTGGTGGAATGCGAAACTTGGGAGGATATGGCTTGGCACTTTCAAACTGAACCGACTATTTATCCCTGTACTCGCCCATTTCCATTCTATGTAGGAGAGAAACTATGATCGCTCTGTTTTATGACACGCGTCTTGATCCTCATCGGGTCAAGTGCACGAAGTACGGCCATAATAAGGAGAAGTTCCGGCTGGCTTTCAGGTTCCGGGGCTGTACCCATATGATGATCATTAATTTGGTTACCGGGGCGATGTGCCTCGAATGCCCGGGTACAAGATATTTCAAGTACGATAAGGATGATGCTCTTAAGGGCATGACGGAAGAGGAATCCGCATATCATGCCTTGAACATCATGGTCACGGCGATGTATTCTGATATCGTTGTGGTCGCGCGTCCGGGAGATGCCCGGCGCAAGTCTCGGAAGGAGAACTGAAAACATGTCCACCAATTCCTACGGCGCTCCCCTCTCTTTCGTGGATCGTCTGGCGCTCCTGACGAATGCGGAGTCGCTTTATCAGGCGGGTCGGAAGGGCGAGCCTATCAAGTGTGTGCGCGCGGTTATCGGAGAGATCACGGGTGACGATGGTGAGGTGAGGGATGTCGCTTATTTCCAGAGCGATAAGGACGTCTGGTATCGGTCCAGCGCCAGTATCCCGCTGGCCGTGGCGCGGGCCCTCATTGGGTCGGATGACGCTCCCGAGAGCGTGACCCTGACGCCGGGTGTGGCTCAGAGTCGGGCTGGCAGGGAGTATACTACGCTGAGTGTGAGTGCGTAGGGCGAGAGGAGATGATGGGGGCGCCCCGTTAATACTAACGGGGCGCCTCTCATATTATGAGTGAACTCGAAGATCTGAGGGATGCCGTGCGTCGTGAGAATCGGCGCGCGGGAAGAAAATTGGCCTCTATTGCTAAGGGCACGTATGGTTTGCGCGGTCCGTTGGCGTATATGCGTGGGAAGGTGCAGGGTATTGATTTGCGGGGGACTGAGCGTGATCCTCGTGTGCCGGGTAGGCGTGTGGGGAGGATGACTACTGCGCAGGCTAAGGCTGCGCTTGAGAGGCTCACGGAGTTCAATAATTCCAAATCAATTGGTTTTTATGCCGGCGTCGGTGGGGCGCCGATTTCCCGTAAGAATATGGCGGCGTATGTGTATGAGACGCGGCGGTATAATGAGGATCGGGCGGAATATAGGGCTCGGACCGCCAATGTTCCTACTCCCTGGTCGGGTTTTGGGCGGACGGCTGAGGAAGTGTTGTCTTGGACGCGGCCGTCGCCGTGGCAGGCTCCCAAAAACCCTTTCGAGGATCATTTTGATCGGAAGCTTCCTCTTCCTCAACAGATTGTATCGGATAATGCCGCTAAAAAGTTGGCGGATCATTTGGCTGAGGCTCGGTCGCCGCGCGGATATGCGAAGAGAGCTGCATTGGTGCGAGATAATATTCGTGATATGGTTGCGATGACGGGCGATGATAAATTGCTCGAAGCGATTGATAAAATGGACGATGAGAGTCTAATGTTCGTGTGGACTGTGGACGGTATTCTCGCACGAAACATTTCTTTCCGCTATGAAGCGGTGAAATATTTGAAGTCACCTCACCCACGCACCTCAGCTGAAAAATTGAAGTCGCGTACCGAGAATTTCCTCATGGGATTGGAGGATTCTCGTGCCGAGCTGGATCAATATTTGAAGGAGCTTTCAGGTGTCCGAGTCCCGTCGGCGCAGTCGGCGCAAACGCGATCCTCTGGACGGCGTGGCGGTCGCGGATTTCGAGACGGACGCGGACGTCGCCGCCGATGAGACTCATGTGTGGGCTTGGTGTCTGCGTGAGGTGAATGCTGAGTGTGGGTACCAGTATGGCACGGACATTGATTCTTTCATGGCGCGCACACTCAATTCCGGGCTGGACGTTTATTTCCACAATCTCCGGTTCGACGGCAATTTCATTATCTATTGGGCGCTGACGCACGGCTATTCGCACATTGAGGTTGATTCTCCTAAGGATATCATTCCTGAGAATTGCTTCTCATGCCTTATTGACGATATGGGAATGTTCTATGCGATTCGTTTCCATGACGTCGTCTTCAAGGACTCGTTGAAAAAACTGCCGATGACCGTGGCTCAGATGGCAAAAGCTTTCGAGTGCGAGCAGGGCAAGGGTGAGATCGACTACACGCTCCCCCGCCCTCGTGGGTATGAGCCGACGGAGGTGGAGTGGGAGTATGTGCGTACGGACGTGAGCATCGTCGTGACGGCCCTGTCCGAAGTGATTCGCGGCGGCATGCGGGCGCTTACAGTGGCGTCGGATGCTTTGCACGAATTTCGTGGGCTTTTTGGGTGGAAAAATTTTGAGAAGTATTTCCCTTGTCTTCCGCTTGATATTGACGCGGATATTCGGCGTGCATATCGTGGCGGTTTTACTTATGCGGATCGGCGGACGGCGGGTACGCTTGTTGAGAACGGGTCGGTTTATGATGTTAATTCTTTGTACCCGTATGTGATGCGCGAGAGGCCGCTCCCATATGGTATTCCGGTGCGTTTTGAGGGTGGGCCGCCGTCGGATGGTTTGTGGATTGGCCATGTCACTTTGACTGCTAAGATCAAGAAGGATTTTATTCCGTGTATTCAGGTGCGGAGCGGTTTTCGCGGTTCGTCGTCGGAGTATGCTGGTGAGATCGCTGAGCCGACGACTTTCAGCGTCTCATCGGTGGATTGGGCGCTGTGGAATGAGCACTATGATATCGAAGTTTATTCTTGGGATGGCGGCTGGCGTTTTGCGTCGCGCCGTGGTTTCTTCGATTCTTATATCGATAAGTGGGGCACCATTAAGGCCGAATCCATTGGCGGGAAGCGGGCGATGGCCAAACTCTATCTTAATTCGCTTTACGGCAAGTTCGGTTCGGGTACCGACGCTACGGGGCGTGTGCCCGTGATGGAGGATGGGGCCGTGCGACTCGTGCAGGGGAGGGAGCGGACGCGTGAGCCGGTGTATACGGCTCTCGCGGTTTTCGTGACGTCGTGGGCTCGTGATTATACTATTCGTACGGCGCAGAAGAATTATGATCGTTTTCTTTACGCTGATACGGATTCGATGCATTTGCGTGGTAAGGGCGATCCGCTGGGTGTTGACGTGCATCCGACGCGGCTGGGCTCGTGGGCACATGAGTCCGATTTCGATACCGCAGTTTTTAATCGTGCAAAGCAATATTGCGAGAGTAAAAACGGCGTTAATGATACCCACATCGCCGGCCTGCCACGCCATCTGGGAGACAAAATCTCTCCCACAGATATGTTGCAAGATCAACGTTGGGGCGGTAAACTTGTCCCGAGGAGGATTCCAGGCGGTGTTATCCTCCGAGAGACTTATTTCACATACGCCGCCGTGAGAGGAAGATCGTCATGACCGAGGACCGGATGTGTAATATTTCGACCACTATCCCGCGGGAAATCTACGATTTCGTAGACGAGCTGCACTGGACTGAGCGATGCTCAATCGCGAGTATCGTGAGGGAGGCGATCCGTGAGTGGGCTGTGGCCCGCGGGTATGGTACCGTGGAGGGGCAGGAGCACGATGTGCAGTAGACGCCCCGTCGGGATCGGCTCACCGTGATAGGTGCCCGGCGGATGTGATCGCGGGCCTCCGCCGCTATTGCGCACGTGTGATCCTGTGTCATAATAGGGGCGGGGAATCTGAATTTGATTCCCCGCCCCGCCCTTTTATTTGAGAGGAAATGTGATGGCGGATTTTTCAGATCTCATTGTAGCGCTACAGTCAGACTCCCCGCCCGAGACCATTTATGATGACCTGACCGCCGCCTATGGTGAGCGTGCGCAGCTGGCGGAGTCGGCCGGCGCCAGGGTCGCTGAGCTTGAGGCGGCGAATGCTGCGCTTCTGGCCGAGATTGGCGAGCTCAAGGCGCGTAATTATGATCTTTTGGTGCGCGTGGGGGATGATTCTTCTGGCGATTCTGGGGATGGTGGCGCGGGTGAGGATGACCGGGCTGAGACGATTACTGTGGACGATCTTTTCAAGGAGGATGAGTGATCATGGGACACAATCCTGGTAAGATTATCGACGCGAACAATCCAGACGTTCTGAATGCTATTCGTAATGGGGCGTCGCTTGATTATCAGCGGCGTATTCCGGCGGCGACGCAGGCGAATATCTCCGAGCTCATGGGCACGCTCACTCGTTACCGACCGTTGTACAATGAATTCTGTGACGCGCTCATTAACCGTATCGCGCTCGTGGTAGCCCGGAATAAGATCTGGACGAACCCTCTTGCGATTTTCAAGGGCAAGGATATTGTCAATGGGTCGCAGATCGAAGAGATTCAGACTGGTCTTATTGAGGCGCGCGAGTATTCGCCCGGCCGCGATTATCTTGAGAGGGAGATTTTCGGGCAGCATCGTCTGGACGTACGTTCTGCCTTTCACACTGTGGATCGCCAGAATTACTACCCCGTGACCGTGAATGAGTCGATTCTGCGCCGCGCTTTCCTCGAGGCCGGCGGTCTGTCCGATTTCGTCTCGAAGATTATGGCCGCGCCGACTACGTCCGATCAGTGGGATGAGTTCCTGCTCATGACGTCACTTTTCAAGGCCATGGATTCAGGTTCGGGTATTTTCCGCGTGAAGTGCTCGAATATGCAGACGCTCAGCGCGACGGCGGCGGACGCCCGGTCCGCGCTCAAGGTGTTGCGCGCGACGGCGGGTCGTCTCGGATTTCTTTCCACGAATTATAATTCGGCGGGGATGCCGACTTTCGCGTCGCCTGATGAGCTTGTCATTTTCGCGTCCCCAGAGTTCGTGGCGAATATTGATGTTGAGGCGCTTGCCGCTGCGTTCAATATGGATCGCGCGGACGCGCCGTCGCGGATTATTCAGGTTCCGCAGGATTCTTTCGGCATTGATGAGTGCCAGGCGATCCTGACCACCACGGATTTTTTCGTGGTGGCTGATACGCTTATTGAGACGCGCTCCCAGCCCAATCCCGTCGGGCTCACGACGAATTACTTCCTGCATCATCACGAGATTATTTCGGCGTCGCGTTTCGCGCCGTGCGTGATGCTGACGACGGGCACTGCGACTGTTATCCCGACGCCTCCGAAGGCGCCGGTTCTCGGCACGCTCACCGTGAAGCGGCTGGACGGCACTGACGTGCCGGCGACCGGAGCTGTGCCGGGGGAGACGCTCGTCGTGTCCGCGCCCGTGACGGGCGGGGATGGTTTCGAATGGGGGATTGATTTCGACGTCCGCTACAATCTTTCCTCGAAGACGAGGATTGACAATGAGGGAGTTCTCGTGATTTCCCCGTCGGAGAAGGGCGGAGCGCTCACTATTGTGGCGTCGCTGGCTTACCGGCCGGTTAATAATCCGCAGGCGAATCCGACGGAGAAGAACACGTCGGTCAAGGTAGAGATCGCGAAGGCGATCAAGGAGTGACATTCTTCGGGCGCCCGGGAAATAATATTCCCGGGCGCCCGGGAAAGGGTTTATTATGGCCTCGGCTTTTGATCCCGTGGATAATCCCGGCGATTTCGGTCTTGATTTCTCCTATGCCACGTGGACGCCGGGCACGGCGGTCACGCTGTGCAATGTGCCGTGGGATATGGGGTACCGTAACGTTGTTTGGTATAAATCTGACGAGGATTGTTTCCGCGATATTATTGCCGACGGGCGCAATATTGAGATCACGGCGATGACGTATTGCGCGCACGGGCGACCCGTGCGCATTCCGACGTCTTTCACGGACGCTTCGAAATACAATTACTGCGTCGTGCGTAACGGCCGCGAGGGCGGCCGTAACCCGAAGATTTATTTCTATTTCATCACGTCCGTGGAATACGTCGCGCCAGGCACCACGCAGATCACGCTACAGCTGGACGTGTGGCAGACGTGGGTGCGCACCGTGAAAATGGGGCGCTGCTACGTAGAGCGGTCGCACATGGTTGAGGCGCGTCAGCCCGACGGCGATGGCGCTGAGGCGCTGGATTATATGCGCCGGAAACTGACCGTGGCAGAGGGCCTTGATATGGGCTCGGATTATGTTACCCGTGATTTCATGCGCAAACCGCTGGCCGACCCGCTAGGCGGAGATCCCGCGCCCGTTGTCGTTATCTGCGCCACCACTAATCTCACGGCCGCCTATGGCACGGTGGATAAACCGGAGCTCAAGACTGCGACGGGGTCTAGTGCGGAAATGCTGCCCAACGGGTGCGAGATCTGGGCGGTGAAGATGAAAGATTTCTCGCCCATGATCACGCACCTAAAGGATTACCCGTGGGTGAGTCAAGGTATTATTTCCATTACCATGGTCCCGGAGTCGGCGATTTTCAGGGACGTTTTCACGACGGGGAACCCGCAGAAACTCAACGGCGGCGCCGGGCCCGCGTGCCTTTATTCCATGAATGTTAATTCCGGGGAAGAGAAGCATGTGCGCGTGGATATTGATTTCGCCGGGGATCTTGTGCATTGGATTCGCAGCACGATCCCTGAACGGTACAGGCGGTTTATGAAGTTCGCCTGCTATCCGTATTCGGCGATTGAGTTGACGACGTACACGGCTACGCCGATTGTGCTTAAGCCAGAACTTTTCGGCTCCCCCAATTTCCGGGTCACCCAACTCTCGCACGCGGTGCCGCCGAATCCGCGGATTATGTTTTTCCCCATGGCGTATGGTGACAGGAAAACGCAGTGGGGTAATTTCGACGACGACGCCGGTGAGTATCTGGACATGGCGGTCGGCATTTCCAACCTGCCCACTTTCAGCGTGCTCAATAACGGGTACTTGAGTTATATGGCCTCAAGCGCGCATTCGATTGCCTATCAGTATCAGGCGGCGGATTGGTCGCAGGCGAAGGCGCAGATGGCCGCCCAGACGGCGTATAATATTGCGGGGAATAATATTGCCACTTCGGCAGCGGTCACCAGCCAGAATAATGCGAATATGGGGCAACAGCAACATGTTCGCAATATTCAAAATGCCGCTAATACTGGGCTCGGCATGGTGGGTTCGCTTGCGGGCGGGAATATTCTCGGTGCCGTTACCCAGGGTGTTTCCGGGTATGTGAATTACGAAGCCGGAAATGCACTCACGCAATTGTCCCAGCAAAATGCGTCCGCGATTAACGCGATTCAAATTCGATCCGGCAACCAACAGCGCAATATGAATCTCGAGCTCGCGAACGCGACGCGCCGCGGGGATTACCAGTCCGCCATCGCGGGGATCAACGCGAAGACACAAGATGCGCGCCTTATTCAACCGACCACGTCAGGTCAGGTGGGTGGCGAAGCATTTATTCTCGCAGCAGACCAATGGAAACTTGTGGCAAAGGTCAAGACGATTCCCGATGGCGCCATGCGCGTGATCGGTGAATATTGGCTTCGCTATGGGCAGGCGGCGAATGTCTTCGCACGGCTCCCAATTGATTTCCTGTGCATGACGCATTTCACCTACTGGAAGTGCCTTGAGGTCACGTGCATGTCCCAAACGTGCCCGGAATCGTTCCGGGCGACGATTTGCGGTATACTCGAGCAGGGCGTCACGGTTTGGCGCCGGAAGGAACATATCGGCAATATGGATTACGGCGAAAACAAGCCTCTCAGCGATTGGAGTGATCAATAATGGGCAGGCGCAAGCGTCCCGACCATGTCAAGAATAATATTTATGACAATTTCGGCAAGCCGCTTTCTATAGATAATTCCGCGTCGCGCCGTGACACCATGATCGCCATGTACACACGGCTGCTAGAGGACATGGCGCTGGCGCGGTTTAAATGGCGTAATATGCCGCCCGGAATCGACGTGCGCTACCTTGAGCGAAAGCTCATCCGCAATGGGCTGGTGGCCTTTTATTTCGACGCGGATTATGACCGTTTCATGTGCCTTGCAGCCACACCCGCGGGCGTCGTCAATATGTATGACAATCCCACCGAGTTCCAGGTGTACGGGAACTCCATGGTCAACAAGGTCATTTCCGGACGTGATTGCATTCCTATTTGGGGTAATCGCACTCGTACTCCCGAACTGGACGCCATCATGGTTTTCGCCCGCCGCCTTGCGGAAATTGACGTGACATTTGACGTGACCGCTCTCGCCCTGCGCCATCCGTATATCATCTCGGCCTCGCAGGATGAGCGGGTAAGCATGATGAATGCTTTTCGCAGCGTCGTCGATGGCGACCCCGTGATTTTCACAACCGACGCCATGGGGCCCGCGGCACTCGGTGAGCGGGCGCAGGTACTTGATATGCGCCTCGAAAAAGGGACCGTCGCGGATATTCAGGCGGCGAAATCGCGCGTCTGGGATGAAGCGCTCACGTATCTGGGCGTGAAGAATGTCAATGATGACAAAAGGGAGCGAATGGTTGTAGAGGAAGCCGTGGGCAGCATGGGACAGGTCGCTATGATGCGCACCGTGAGTATTGGTCCGCGTCGTGATGCGGCACGGGAGATCAATAAGAAATACGGTCTGGACATTAGTGTTGAGTGGGCTCCGCAGGAGGATGAGATTTAATGGGAGAATATACGCTTGACCTGCGCGAAGTAGTTAAGGTCTGCGACGTCGTCGGGCTGGCCCTGTCCGATTACCCTATCTGGGATGAGGAACACCGGGCCGCGCTCAATGGGAAGATCATTGATCACTACTATTATCATGAGATTGCTCACGAGTCTGTTGATCAATTCATCCGCCGTCTGCGCACGAAAATGCGCGAAATCATGCCTTACTACTGCGAGTACGCGCGCACACTACCCGACGCCGCTATCATGATGGGCGACGTAGACGTGACCGTATCCTCCGACGGGCGCGCCAGTAATCGCTCGGGATTGGACTCGCGCACGACGACGCGGGACGAATCCTCGCAGGAGTCCGCGTCCAATACTGATACCGGCTCGAAAACTCGGGCCGTCAATTCCGAGGCGCCCCAGAGTCGTCTTGCGGGAAATACTGATTACGCCACCAGCGCAGTGGACACCAATTCGTCGGGAGATTCCCGCGCCACTGGCACCCAGAAGAATACTGGCACGGGCGATAATCGCACCAACACTGCGAGCACGGGCGAGGACGAGACGCACAACATCACTCGCACAACCGGCCGCGGACGGCCGGCCGCCGAATTGATCGCGGCATGGCGTGCGACCATCGCGAATATTGATATGATGATCGTAGAGGACTTGAGCGGGCTCTTCCTGTCCGTATGGGGCCTTGATTCGACGTTCACCGACCGCTATCCGACCTATTGGTGAGGAGACCAATATCATGACGCTCATTCCCGATAATTATTTCATCCGCCCTCGGCGCGTGAATGACATTGTGCCGCTCACGCGCACCGACGGATACACCTACCTCGAGCTCCTCGAGAAGGTCCGCGCCGCGGTCAGTGACGTCATTGATTATTGCAATCGTTTTGGTGACGACGTTGATGAAATCGTGCGCGATGTCAACGCTACGGTTGACAAGTTCATTAAAGACGTCGCCGCTAATAAGGCCGAGTACGATGCGCATATCGACGCCCGGAAGAATGAAATCGCCGCCCTTCATAAGGCCACGGAAGATTTCATTAACGATTTCAAGAGCAAGGTCATAACAGCGCATTTCCAGGCCGACGCGACCGGCGATAACGCGACCGCGCCGACCGCCGATCCCCAGCTCCGTATCAGCATGCTCACCACAGCCGGCGCCGGCCGGCTCCGCGACGCCCTCACCGCACTCGTCGAGGCCGAGCGGGCCGCCCGCGTCCAGGCCCAGGAGCAGGCCGCGAGCGCCGCCGACGCGGCGCATTCGGCGCTGCGTGCGGAGATCGCCCTGCGCCCCACGCGGGAGGAGGGCGCTCGGCTTTATGCTCCGCATACTCGGGACCGCGCGGTTTTTATTGGGTCCTCGAATGCGACCGTGAATGATAAGTGGACGCAGGATTTGTGCAATCATTTCGGTTGGACACATCACAATTTCGCAATCGGCGGCGGCGGTTTCACGTCCTCCGCTAATTCGTCTTTCCTCTATCAGACGCAGAACGCCATTTCAAATATGAGCGAGGACCTGCGCCGCGGAACCGGCTATTTCTTCGTCGCGGACATGCTCAACGATATTCGCGCCAATAACAATGTTGAGGCGCAGGCGGGCACCGTTTTCCGGCTCATCCGAGACAATTACCCGAACGCACGGATTATTCTCATCCCCGTTTTCCTGAGCACGTCGCCGATGAATAAGTCAGTCCAGACGGCATATTCCGCGAGCGCGCGCGAGAACGAAGCCGACCGGGCCGGCCTGCCTTTTGATGTGGAAATTATCCGCGGCTCGCAGTCGTGGTTTTATGCCACGCCCGGCGAATCCGCCGCCACCAATGAGCCCGGCGGCGGCGTGCATTTCACTGAGGCCGGCTACACGCAGGCTAGGATGTATATTCAGCGGTACATTTACGGTGGGGATACTTGGCGTAATTTTGGGTGGGAGAATCTTTTCCCGTATTCCACTGATAAGGTTGACAAGAATTTCAATTACACCAAGGTAGCGCGTTTCCAGCACACCGTGCATATCGATGGCTCTTTCCGCGTCGGCGGCGCCACGGCCGCATATGACACGGTGCTCATGAATGTACCGCTTTGGGCCGCACCCTTCGAGTCGATTTATTTCACCGTGTACGGGCGCGATCGCAATCCCAAGGTCCTCTACGTGAATGATAAGGGACAGGTCGCGTGCCGCGACCAACTTTCCCAGTGGGAATACTATGACGTGAACGCGAACTGGCGCATTTGGTGAGCGAATATGGCTTTTGATGCACAACACAAGGCTTGCATTATTGCCACGCTCGCCCAGGTGGAAGCATCTGGAAATTATGGCACAATCACCGCTCCGGACACTCTATCCCTAGGCATCGGTCAGTGGACGCAGGGCCGCGCATATGATTTGCTGAAAAGATTCCCCGCGGGCACCGACTTCGGCAGCACAATTAATTCATGGCTCGGCCAAGGCCGCGATTCTTGGACGATCTCCGCGCGCAAATACCAGTACCTCAATTCGGCTGACAGGACGGCCCTGTCAGGCGCGCTCGCCTCCCAGACTGGCCACCAAATCCAAGATTCCCAAATGGAAAGCGACCTGACAAACGATTACATTCCCCGCTGCCAAGAACTCGGCCTCAACCCCGAAACTGAGACCGAGGCATGCATGCTACTCATCGTCGTCATGCACCGATGGGGAAATTACGCGCGTATTCTCTCGCGTCTTGTTGCCGGCGCCGGCCATCCCGCGACTTTGGATAGTATGTTCGCCGCCGTCAAGGCCGAAGGCGAATACGCCGCCGTGCCCGGCCGTTATGATACCGCGGTCCCCATGATCCGCAATTTGCAGACAAATGGAGTGCAAATCACCGGCGGCGACGGCTCCCAGCCCGGCGCCGGATACAAACCGGGCGATAATACGGGCACAGCCACACCCAAAAACTCAGACAAATTGGAGAAGAATAAACTACCCCTTTACGTCAGTAAATCTGGTTCCAATCTCATTCTTCACTACTCCGACGGGCGCACAATCACCGCCAGCCCCACACCCACAGGAGAGCACTGGCAGATATCCACCTCCCAGGCGATCCACACCGGCACCACCGGCATCGGCACCGGCCAAACCCCGCCCGGCACCGGCGGCCAGCCCACCGGCGGCGGCGGCGGCACAGCCGATGAGAGAATCCACAGGATGACGCAGGAAGCGCTATCCACGCTCGGAAAATACGTCTATCATCAATGGTATCAGCCACGGCTGCACCCGGATCAATCCGGCGTATCCGACTGCTCCGGATGGACATGGTATCTCATGATGAAATATTTGGGAGTGGATATTGATCCGAATGGTACCGCCGCCATCTGGGACTCACCCACGGGTTATGTTGTGGCCCAGGGAAGCGGAACATTCAACGCCGTATCACAAATCAAAGAAGGGGACCTTATTGTTTGCCGCTGGTGGGACGGCGGCGGTCACATAGAATACTGTCCACAAACCGCCACAGACCTGTCAGTAGGAATGCGCGGCCCCGACGGCGCAATGGGCCCCAACGGCCCATCGCCCGCCACAAGACTTTTCACCGGATGTGAATGGAAACTCAAGCGATATGTCTGACTACTATGATTTCGGAAAACTACTATCCCGCAACGGTGTATTCAACATGGTCGTCGGCGCGCGCGGCGTCGGCAAAACCTACGGCGCCAAATTAATGGTGATGAAAAACGCCATTGAGAAGGGCGAGGAATTCGTCTACCTGCGCCGCTATAAAACGGAAATGCGCACAACACAGACCTTCTTCGCCGACGTCGCACATGAGTATCCCCGCCACAATTTCCGTGTCAACGGAGGGGAGGCGCAGTATAAGGAAAAGGGCGCAAAAAAGTGGATTACCTTCGGCTATTTCGTGGCACTTTCCACCGCCCAGAAAATGAAGTCCGTATCCTACCCCAAGGTCACGCGAATCATTTATGATGAATTCATCATTGAGAAGGGGTACGTGCGCTACCTTCCCGCCGAAGTAGACGCTCTCCTGTCTTTCTACAGCACTGTGGACCGCTGGCAGGACCGCACGCGCGTACTCATGCTCGCCAACGCGGTGAGCATTGACAATCCATATTTTATTAAATGGGATATCGAACCTTGCGGTAAGGAGTACGTCACGCGCGGTAATGGTTTCGTCGTCTGTCAGTTCGTTAAGTCTGAGGATTTCAGCGCCCGTGTTCGTGAAACACGATTCGGGCAATTCCTCGAAGCAATGGATCCCGTCGGCGCGCAATACTCTATTGATAATCGCTTTGCCGATTACACCAATGTTTGGGTAGATGATAAGCCCGCCGGCGCCACGCCCGTTATCATACTGAGACTACCCGAAGGGTCCCTTTCGATTTGGACATACAAAGATCTGTGGTATGCTCAGAAACGGCTCCCGAAAACGGAGCTACCTCGATTGGCCTTTGACCACGATGATTTACGTGAGGGTGAGGTACAGGTATCCTACAGTGATAAGATAATGGTCATGCTCCGCACACAATTCCGCCACGGACGCATGCGATTCGATAGCCCGCAGACTCGTTCACTCTTGAAAGGGATATTCCTCAAATAATGGGCAAGCACTCTCTTGACAAATTCCGCCTCACTCCCACCCAGAGGCGACTCCTCTACACCATCGGCATCGCAATCAGCGGCGCCCTCGCAGCCCGCGGCTACATCGACGGCGATATTTCCGGCGCCATTAACACGATTCTCGCGGCAATTCTGGGAGTCGCCGCCGGAAATGCCGTGCACAAGTGTGATGACGATGGCCAGCATTAATTATTTCTGCGATCGCATGGTCTGGTACTGCGAGGAATGCAACCTCGGCTACGGCCAAGACACGCGCTGGAATGTTTATGACGGTGGCGACGCCGATTGCAGCTCCCTCATCATCACCGCGCTCAATGATGCGGGATTCGATACCGGCGACGCATCATACACGGGCGACCTGCTTCCCGCCCTCGCAGTACGCGGCTGGACACTCGCACGCCCACCACTACAGCGCGGCGACATACTCCTCGCCCCAGGAGCACACGTCGCCGCATACATCGGCGACGGCAAAATTGCTGAGGCCGCCATTAATGAGAACGGAGATATTATTAATGGCCGTCCCGGCGACCAGACCGGCCAGGAAACACGGGTAACTAATTACTACGATTACCCGTGGGACTACATCCTCCGATACACCGGAGATACCGAAGACGACGCCACAGAAATCATTTCCAAGGAGGATTTTGAAATGAAGATTCTGACAGATGAAAATGAAATCGGATACCTTGTCAACGGACATTCTTGCAAGCGCATCACTTATGAGCAGTATGTCGCACTCACCGAAATCGGGGTCCCCACCCAGCGCGTCTCTAGCACTACCCTTTACAGCGTGATGGAGGCAGTGCACGAGAGCGCATATGACATGACCGTGACCGCAGAGGCATACAAGGCAGCAGCACAGAGACTCGCATCGCAGCCCCATTGATACGCACACGAAATAACCCCGGGACCAATCGGTCCCGGGGTTATTTCACTCCCTCCTACCGCCACTCACCCTCAGGCACGAGCTCACACTCGAGGCCCTCAGCAATCGCATAGTCGTGAGGGTCGCCGTACGGGAGGTCCGAGATGCACCCATCCTCATCACGGAGGATGTAGGACGAGTAGTGCTCACGATCCACGATGACCCCATCCGGGCGCACCGTCACCACGTGCCCACGGTCAGCCAGATACCTCAGGTCGTCCAGGTCCTCACTGTCCAGGACGACTCCCGCGCGCCGCGGCTCGGGGGCATACGCGATATCCCCGTTATCCACGCCATCATAGTAGTTGTCCCACGATCCGTTCTTGTAGATGTGGATTGCCTTACCCTGCTGAGCCACAGCAGGGTACTTATCGTGTGACATAAGAACGATGCTGATAGCGCCACAGTGGATATCCACCTTCACAGCCCACTCATACGGGCAGTCCCGCATATGCGCCAGACACCTGGTGATGTCCTCGGCCGACTTATTCTTCGGCCAGTTCACCACAAAAGCAACGCGCGAGTTCTTAGTGAGAGCATACATTTTATTCCTCCAATCTATATGCTCACTATTAGCGACGCTATCGCCGCCATCCCCGCTACCGCAGGGTATACGTATTGTGCTGTGCGTCAGATCCGGCCCGCGAGGATATCCGACGGTGCCCACATCCCACACGTCTTAGCCGTCGCCTCACACCACGCCTGATCCGCGTCAGTGAGACGCGCCGTGTCATCGGCGTACAGGCCGTCCTGCATCTCCGTGGGCGCGTGGCCCAGGATGCCGGCCAGCACCTTCCACGGCATCTGCCACGCCTTGGACATCTGCCAGATCATCACGTTCTTGCTCATCTTCTCTTCTCCTTGGTTGTGTTCTCTT